CCCAGATTGCAGCAGAAGCGTTTGCACCACTTCTAATAACAAATCGTAGATTAGTAGTAGACGTTTTCTCCGTTAAGCGACGAACAATGTGAGCTTGGTTGCCGTTTCCATCGACCAGGATTGCACCTGTGTGGTCAGTGGGAAGACAAACAATCAAGTTGTCGAGATTGATTTGTTCCATCTGAGCAACAGTCAGTCCCAGATCCATAACGGTAACCGTATCAGTAGCCGTTTCATTTAACAAATCAGGATCCCATCGGATAGCTTTACGAACAGTGTCAAGAGACGACGATCCAGCAAGCTCTGCCGATCCCGTAGATAAATCACCAACAGGCATTGGACTATGGGCTACAGACCAATTTGAGGCGGCTCGCACAAGCGAACCAGTCGGAGAAGCATAACCTTGCTGAAGGTTATAGAAACCAGACGAACTAATGTTGGTCACACCGCCAGTAAGCTGAGCAGCTACCACACCACCACCGTAGATGGAATCATCCTTTTTAAACACATAAGGATTACTAGTTCCACCCTTATTGTATCGGGTATCACCAAATTGGAAGTCCATAAAGAAGATGAGGCCCGAGGGCAAGCTCATCGGCTGGACAGAAACAATGTCATTAGCAATCAGATTGCCAAAAACACGACGGACGAGAGGGAATGCAACAGCGGCAAAACCTTCCACATCACCAGCGGCCATTGAGGACGCTTCTTTTAAGAGTTGCGAGGCTTGGTTCTCAAGGAGCCGAGCCATACCATTTTTAGATTGTTCCGTCGAAAGACCTTCGAGAAGACCAGTCTTCTCCCACTTGTTGAGAAGGGCAGCGCCCTCATCAGCCAAGCTTCTTTCGCGGATACCTTCTGTAAGTTTTTGCAGAACAGACATGATTAATATCCTCCTTTTATTTTTTTAATCCTGCTAACCGTTTCCATCGGCCTATTTCTGGGCTTTCGGAAGCGGGCTTCTTTCGTGAAGAAAGAATCATTGTTGAAGTAGTTTTATTGATTGCCTCGCTCAGCGATTTTGGTTGCTTCTTTTCTTTTATAGAAGTACCCACTGCGCTTTGAAGTGTTTCAAAAATAACTTTTGCTTCTTCAACGCTTTCAGCCTTAGCAATAGATTCGACAATTTTATTTTTTTGTCGCTCATTCAAGGAGCTATTAACCAAAACCTTGTTCGTATATAATAATCTTGCATTGGCGACCGTTGACTCAGTCAATCTAATCTTAAATTCCTTTACAAGAGTTTTAACTTTTTTATTTTCTTTAACTGCTTTTTCTAATTCTTCCATTAAAGAATTATTAAAGAGCTGCATTTGTTGGAGAGCTTTTTTCATCGCAACTTGCTTCTCTTTTATTTCTGTATCTTGTTGTAGTGCCAATAATTCTTCTTTGGCAAATTGATAAGTTGAAGTAGGGGTTCCAATCCACCCTGTAGTAGAAGGCTCGATATCAATCGTCAATTTCTCAATAAGGTTTTTTAAATCTTCTACATCCAAATCGATTTCTTCTTCTAAAGCACCAGGGGCTGAAATACCAGTAATTTCTTCAGCTGCTTCTTCATGAGACTCTACTTCATCAGGGCCAGGGTCACCCTCTTGAGACATTTGTTTAGATAGTTCGTCAAAGTTAATCTCAACTTCTTCTTCTTCATCAGGACAAGGACATAGATTATCACCATCAGTAGCTGCGAGGGGAAGTTCGTCTACTATTTCATCACCTACCTTTATGCTTACATTCCCTTCTTCTTCTTGCTCTAATAAATTTTCTATAGCTTCCTTAATCTGATCAGAATACTTGTCAAGTACTTGCGATTCTGCTGTTTGTATAGCCACTTTCCGTAGCGCCGCAGCATCTACGATCGCTTGTTCTAACATTGAAGACATATGATAACTCCCTGGAAAACTTCTAATATAAATAGTGGGCACTTTTTTAAAAAGAATTTTTAAAAAATATTGTGATTAAGGCGGATTACCCTACCCCAACGGAGCCAGACCAATTGACTCCAGATGAAGCACTCAAATTGTGTTGAATATTGGTAAGACCAGCGACCACAGATACAGTGGGAGTACCACTTTCAGCACGTAAAAAAATTGATCGTACTTTTAAGCGCAATATAGGAGTGGTGCTTGCGCCGTGGTCAAGATCATCGGTTCCATTGAGAACAAAATAATTGTTACTGTGTCCGATTCCTTCTCCGTTAACACCGTTCTCAGAAAATCCAACCCTAACGGCTCCTTGGCTTCCACTTTCATTAATGACTTGAAACCACTGAGTCACCGATGGGAAATCTACTTCCTGCACATTATCCGTCGCCGTAGTAAGGCCGATGCTTGCAGTTGCGAAGGGTACAGCACTTACTTGGTAATTTCCTACTTGACGTAAGCTTGTACCGGGATTTCCACTATAGATTGGTTGTCCAGTTTTTGGGTCTGTTACAGCTGCCATTTACTTTCTCCTGTTCCTATTAACTAGTTGTTTTCTTTCCTTTTGGGCTTTCCTGGCGTTTTCTTTTTTCTTTATCTTTTCGCGCCTTCTTTTTGCAGAAGGCTTCTCATAAAACATTTTTTCTCTCACCTTATCAATGATTTTTTCTTTCTTAACTTTTTTTATAAATCTTTTGATTAAACGGTCAGTATTTCCCCTGACGTCTTTCAAAGATATTTCCACATTAACAACCTTGCCCATTTTTTCCTCTTATATTAACTGTTTCCACTTATTACCGGCGATGCCAACAATACCCGAAATATCAACCCCAGGATCACCAGGATCTACTCCAGCAAGTGGAGAACCCTTGGTAGGTTGAGATCGTGCCTCTTTAGTATTTTCAAAAGCATTAAAATTTTCAAATTTAGTAGACTCGTTGAGTCTTTTAATTCTTTCTTGTCTCTGTTGTTCCAATAATTCTTCTTTGCGATGAATTTCGTCCGCCGTTGGACCTTTCGGCCTATTTTCTCGTATAACATTTCCTTCTAATCCTTGTACCACTTCGGACACTATAGTAGATAATATCCCTTCTTCGAACATTACTTCTTTAATGCACTGCTTAACTAGTGGTTTAATAATTTTTTGGAATTCTGAAGTCTTCATAATTAACCTTTTAATATGCTACTAAGAATATCATTAACACGCCTTTCTCGCTCAGTTAATGAGTTTTTTTGTTCGTTAACATGCATAGAAATAGAAGAGTAATTGCTTTCAGGGGCCATATAAGCCCCAGGCGTTGAAGGTTCAGATACCATATCAAAACATATAAGCTGAAAATCTTCTTCTACCACTGCGTCACCAGCTGATTCTCTTACCGAACCCATCCCTCTTGATGAAATTCCTAGTTTAACGCCTGATTTTAACAGTTCTTTTAAAACTTTGCCCGATGGAGTATCGAGAACCTCGATTTTACCCATGACATTATCGCCATCCCACCACATTTTTGTAATTAAGTGAGAAGCGTTTTTAAGATTGATAACTGAATCGTCCGGGTGATCAAGTTCTCCGAGAGCGCGGCGTTCATTAATAAGTTCTTGATATCTTTGTACTTCGCGAGCTAATACATCTTTAGGATAAATTCTTCCATTTCCATTTCGTGTAGCTGCTTTTTGACACACTCCAACGAGGAAAACACCGCCTTCTTGTAATTGTCTGCGTTCACTTTCTGTAAGAACATCGATAACACAATTACCATCAGGACATAATTCAAAAAATTCTCGTAAAAGTTGTTTGGCCATTTTATTTATCTCTTTTGTTTATCACTTCCAGAACCAGTTTTTTAATAGATGCTTTAGACATCGATTCTTGTTGTTTGTCTTTTTCACTTTTCCGTGTTTTAGCGCCGCCATACGGAGGATTAAGGTCTAATTCTCCCTTTGTTAGCGCATTAATGGCGGTCTTGAGAGCACCAGGAACCATATCGGGATCGATAACCGGCATATTAGGTCGGGTGGGTGCTGAAGATGGAAGTTTAAACGGCTTAACCGTCTGCAAATTTTTAACAAACGCAGCGACGGCGGCGTTCAGGGCTCCTTCTCCATCTTGGCCGGTAAATTTTTCTAGTGCTTGTTGCACATACTCGGGAGTTTTGGGAAATTTGCCAGGAATACCCTTCGCTAAATAAGTTTGTAATTGTTGACGGATAGGAGCTTCTTCAAATTGTTTGAAACCCCCAGTTGCTGGTTTTCCTTTTTGAATTCCTAAGCGGCCTTTGGTGATAGCATTTAAGGCAGCTATAAGTTGATCGGACGGGAAATCTACAAGAAACCCTCCCACTTCTTTGGTGGGATCCACCATGGTTGTCGCAATCCATCGATGATGTCCATCCATAATATGACCATCATTACTAATAAAGGCACCAAGATCTCCTCCGAGATTCATATCTCCCTGGATCATGGCTAGAGCCTGAGCAAGCGCCTTCCCAATATTCATACTAGACTGAGAAGGATTTAATTTATTAACTGGGAAAGTTTTTCCGGGTGTTACACCGACAGTATCATCATCCTCTGTACCATCTTTTGTACCCGAACGAGTAACAAATTTAGAATTTTTAGGATGAACATCACTCAATTTAGTGGGGAATCTTTTAGGATCCACCTTATCAGGGTCTGCTTTTTCAGTTAGAAAAACTTTTTTTTTATAGGAGCGCCAATTTTCCAATAGTTTACCCATGCTATTGTCTTTAGACTCATAGGTGTGGACCTTTTTCCGACGTAGATCCCCGCCTCTCCACTCCCACTCATCTTCATCTCGTTGTGGTTTGGTTGGGCGCTTTCCACTAATTTTGTCTCTCGCATCAAGGGCTGCTTTTTGAAGCTCTTTAAGATATTCAATCATAGTTTTCATAGGCTGATGTTGTGTGTTTGGGTGAAATGTTTTACGCAAAGCATCTTCAAAGTGGCCCTGATTCCATGCTCCTGCAGCAGCATTTTCTCCAATCTCTCTTAGGAACCAACTTCCTTTCAAGTTGTCATGCAATTCGCGTGATTTCCACACGTCGCGTTGGGCTAGAGCCCACGCAGCATCTTCAATGGCTTGTTCCCATGCAGGTGTGAGATCCTCTTCAACTTCGTCTTCCGCCTCATCAGCGGCAGGGTCTTCTTTTTTCTTTTTCCCAAAAAGTTTACTAAAAAATCCTTCGTCCAAAACTTTTTCCATTTCTTCTGCAATTTGTTTACGTGTAATCTTCATATGGTGTTTTCCTATATTAATGCAAAAAAGAAGTGCGGGGCTCTCCCCCGCACGATTTTGCTACCATTGCAACAGCGCCTTACTTCAGTGATATTGCGTCTTTTCATTTTATTTCTCCATTTTAATTTTTATCCCCCCATCATTAACAAGCATACTAATAAAATATGTTGTTCCTGCTGAAAGGCACCCCAACAAAAGGGCATTTATTAAATTATAGTCAAAACTAAATAGTTCTGTTAAATCGTTAATACCAAAAAGAAAAACGCCGACCCAAAACCCCATGCACATGGGGCAATGAAAAAGTTTTCCTAGTCCACCAATCTGTTCTTTAGAAGGGCGAACCTTATCAAAAATAGAGCCCCATACTAAAATAATGGTAAGACCATAAGCGCATAATATAAAGTATATTAGTTCCACATTTCCTCTTATATACGATAAATGGATGACATACCAGCTGTAGAAGCTGCATAAGGAGGAAGAGATCCTTTCACCGAATCGTGGTATTGCTCAGGATCCCATTCTGTAGAATCTTCCGGGCCTGGCTCTGCTAACCTCTCCTCTTCTTCTCTATTGAACTCTTGTTCAAACTCCATATAAGGCTTTTCTTCTGTTATAAATTTAGAAATAGCAAACAATGTCATTTGAAAAGAATTATAGTCTTTAGACTCTAATATATCAGCCTCCATAGAAGAAAAAATATTTCCCCCCTGGATAGAGTCGAAATCAATCACGCCACTTTTAATCAAAAATTTAAACAACCTATCTTGAGTTTCATATACTTCATCGCCTAATTTATCTTTTGCGAATGTAACAACCTTATTTTTTTCCGGCATTAAAACAATATCAATTTCACTATGATCAAAAATCATGACATTGCCATCTAAAGTGCGGCGAGCGTTAAGCTCAATTTGCATTTGAGGCTCTTCTTTAATTGGGGGATCATCTACTTTTAATACAATAGACATTATTTCGTAATCTCATTAGCTAAGTGTTGTAATTTTAAAACATTCTCAATTAACTTTTCATTAATAGGAATATCTTTCCAAGTAGTTATTTTATTTAAAGTTCGGTTTAGTTTCTCAAACAGAATACTTTCTGTTTTTTCTTTTTCTTTACTTGTCTCTTCTTTTAAAATAGTCTTTAATCTACCAATTTCTTCATTAAGAAAAATCTTTAATTCAAGATTGTTTTCTGAAGGGGATATAAATTTATTTAGTAGTTGTTTCTGTTCTGAAAGTAAGGACTGTGAATAAGTTGTATTAAAGCTCTCCACGAACTTCTTATAAACAAATTTGTCGGTTGTAACAGGATCATATTTTCTGTCAGAGCTTGGAGTGCTCATAATTTGTAGAGCTTGTTGTTCTAATAAAACACTTTGTCGAGGGGAGTTATCGTAATTAAACATTTGGTAAATTGTCGCTAAATCTTTATAGCTTGGAACAAAATTAGTGAACGTTTTTTTTGACAAGCTTTTATTAATTTTATTAATCAATTTAGTTTGCTCATTAAAAACACACTTTCTATCAAGTTTATTAAACTGTCTTTTTGCTTCCCATAAAATCTTTTGGGCCAAGTGAGGTTCCATGTTTTTGTGATCCAAAATAGACTTGTAAATGTTTAGTTCTTTATACAGTGTAGATTCTTTACCGAAAGATTCTTTAATAATATTAACAATTTCATTTTTTAAGTCGATGTTCTTATCGAGTGTGGCTTGTGTGAGTTCTTTTATAAGACATTCAAACAAAAAAGCTGTATTTCTTTTTTTATTATGTTTAAAGTTCATTTATCTTTTGACTCCAATTCTTTAATCAACATTTTAACGTCGTAATTAAGTTGTAAAAGTTTTTCCTCTTCAATATTATAAGTAGATTCGTTCTCTTCCGAAACGACCCCTTTTCCCAAATTCATAAGTTCCTGGCTGGCAAAACCCCGCACGGCCCTTTGAGACGAGCGTGCAAATTCATCAGCATACAAACCTTTATAACTTTTCCTTTTTTGATCCTTTCTTCCATCCCATTCTACAGGCTTATACCATTTTCCTTTAGATTTAGCGGTTGTAGTCGAAGACCGACCAAGTTTATCTTTCTTAATCTTTTTAGGTGGACCATCATCGCGTTTTCCCGGCTCTGCCAGGAGGGTTTCTTCTTCGCCTGTATCCGCAGCAGCTTCCGTTTCTTCTCCACCTTCTAAATCTAATTCTTCGCCACCTTCGCCGCCGCCCAGATCAATTTCTTCTGCTGCGCCGCCAATTTCACCCAAGCCGCCGTCTCCATCTGTTGTTTCCATTTCAACAGCCTTTTCTAATAATGCTGCGTGTTTTTTATCTTGGAACATTTCCCGCTGCATTCTAACAATTTCTTCGTCAGGAAGATTAAATAAATGTTTAGAAACCCATCGCTTACTAAAATATCCTTCCGTAGCTGATGATGCTACATCAAACTTTGTCCTCCAGGTTTCTAGTTCTTGGAGTTCTGCGAGTTTAGAGGGATTATTTAAAGAAATTTTAAATGCCAAAAGATCACTAGCCCTATACCCCAATGTAAATAAATGAATAATGCCGACCTTTTCTAATTCTGAAACCACCGCACGCTGAAGGCGCTGGATGGTTCTAGCGAACCTAATGTCTTTTTGGGCCAATGTGGTTTTATCTTCTGAAGCTCCCTCCGACTGTGCTAAATAAGATGCCGGTACTTTCAGCGCAGAGAATAACTTATCACGCAGATATTTGATATCTTCAATATCACCCGTGTAAGTGCCCCCCGGTAAACTTTCGACTCTAGTGTTTTGCCCAGCCCGCTGGGGGATAAAATAATCCTCTTCTACACTCATGGGGTTATAACGCAAATCTACGCGGCCAGAATTTGCATCTACCACTTGATTGCGCTTCATTTGGCTCATAACCTTTTGCATATATTGTTCAACGTCTTCAGGAGAAATATTTCCCACATCAATATAAAAAACTCTACGTTCAGGAGAGCGAACAATACGGTAAGCCATTACTGCATCTTCCATCAGTGTTAGTTGTCTCCAAATGCGACGAGCAGGCTCTAGGACCGAAGTTCCATACGGAACGTATTTATCATTTCCTAAAATACGAAAGTGCGCCATTTGCCAATTTTCAAGAGTTATTCCTGCTGCATTCCATTGAAACTGAACATAATTGGGATTTGTTTTATCTTCTCCCTCTATTCGCTCAATTTCATTTGCAGGGAGACCAAGAGCATGTTGAATTCCATCTTTTTCATCTACATCTAAATAAAGGAAAAAATCACCATATTTACACATAGACCGGCACCATCCAAAGAGATTAAATTCAACATTTAAAATTTTATGATATAAATTTTCTAAAACTAATTTAATTTCCTGGTTATTGCATTTTAATTCCAATAGGGGGTTAATGTTTGTGGAAGTGGTCATTTCATCAGCATAAATATCCAACGAGGACGCGATTTCTGGAGTGTATTCCATTTGGTCAAAATCAATATAACGGTCAGTCCTATTTTGATTGGCCATATAATTTGCGGCGATTGTATCATAAGGATTGTACCGATCTCGTTTGAAGGATTGTCCACTGGATGACCAAATCCAGTTATTGCCAAAACGATTTATTTGATTTCGATTATATCGGCGAGGAACCTGTTTTTTATAGTCTTGTAAGGGGCCAGATAATAAACGAGTTAATTGACGATACAGTCGATTTTTAGGATTTCGTGGATTATATTTTGGTTTTGCCATGTGAATTAACCTTTAAGAAGCCAAATGTGGTCTTTATATTTGTTGTGTTGGTCAGAGTTTTTAACCGGCTTATATCCTATCATACCTGGTATAGTTGTGTTCATTGTAGACTCGGATTTTTGCATAGAGGATAAAAAAGCTTTTTTATATTCCAGATCCCTTTTATTTATTGTAAATGCAATATCTTTTACCCAACACCCTATCGCGCAACACATAATTAAATCATCATTATATTTTTTCATTGCTTGTGGTTTTCCGTGATGCCAAACAAAAGTTTCCATTTCATTATATAGCCTCTTCGAATATACTGTAACTAGTTTATTTCTAATGAATTCTTCCATTTTTGCGATAACCAGTGGTCTAGTTTTTGTTGTCATTGAAAAGCCCATAATAGCATTAGATTGAGATTCACCAACTAGTGGATCTACATATTCATGAGAAGACTTATAGGAATAATAAATTTGAGGATAATTCATATCACTTAATTTATCAAGAACAGCCCACCCAATAGAGTTGTTTTCAACCGTTATCATACACGAACCATACTCGTTTCCCACGTCAAAAAGCATTTTTGAAAACATGTCAGGAGTGGGCTTTCCTCTATACTCACCAACAATTTCCATTGTTTCAATTTTAAAAATATGAAAAGTAGAATAATCTTTTCCATCTCCACGGGCAACATCTGCTGATAACAAATAAGTAAATTCTGGCCGGTATTCTTCCCAAATCCAAAAATTCCTATCAAACCCAGTTTTATATTTTGGTTCTTTTATGGTGGCTAAAATATTATTCATATCTTCAGGGTGAAAAACAGTTTCACCAGACATATTAAAATTACACTCTAATTCCTGAGCTATTTGGGTCCTGCTCATGTTTTTTGTTTCTTTTTCAAACCATGCCTTGTCGCGGTCAGGATGAACATCCCATTTTAGCATAGTCATAAAGAAATCATTTTTTTCTTCTTCACTATCAACACATGCTTGATGAAACCAATTACCCACCCCATTAGGAGTAGAAAGGGCTATACAACGCCCTCCGGTAGACAATGTAGGGTAAAGGCCAGTCCAAAGCTCTGCAAGCCCTTCAACGTGTGCAGCCTCATCAATAACGAGCAAAGATAGGGCTTCTGAGCGGCCTGCATCACCACTAGTTGCAGCTGCTTTTATTTGTGACCCGTTAGATAGTTCAAAAGAAGTTCTATTATCTATAGATATTTTAGCTATTTTCATCCACTCGGGAAGATTTCGATGAATAGCTTTAACTTTTTTAACTAGGTTAGCCGCTGTTTGAAATTTAGTAGCAATCACAAGAACATTTTTATCCCGATGGAACATCATTAGCCATGCGACATAAGCAGCCGTTGTGGTAGATATTCCCAACTGTCTAGCCTTTAAAATTATATTAAATCGATGACTATTAAAATCGTCAACTAATACTTTCTGAAAATCATATAATTTAAAAGGAATTAAACCTTTCATCGGGTGAGAAATCTTACTATAAGTATTAATAAAATAAACGGGATTTTTCCCACACTTTATAAGCTCTTTTAAAATTTCTTCTTTAGAAAGTTGATATGCCATTTTCCCTACGATTGAAGAAAGTTGCGGAACTTGCTTTCAAAACGGTTCTCTAATAGTTTTTCCGGGTCTTTAACAGATTCCATACCACCAATTTTATATCTTTTGTGGGCAGTCGTAGAAATTCGTATTCGAGAAATTTCCTGAACAAGTATATCTGCTTCGCCAACGGGCGATAAGCTTACCGCTCGGCCTGCAATTTTCCTATATTCTTTTTTGAGGAACTTTACAATATCACCAAACACGCCTTCAATCTTGTCTTCATAATTGGAACCATAAATCTCACTTAATTTACATTCGGTTTGATATTTAATAACCAAGAGTGGGCCTTCAAACTTTACTTTGAACCCATCAATAACCCTGCTATCATTAATGGGGTTACCTGCTTCGCGTTTTAGCCCCAATTGAATGGGGTTTCCATTCTCGTCAAGTGCTCCATCGTATGAATTAGCAGCAGCTTGAGCTAAATTTCTAATAATTTCAAGTGTTTTTGCAGACATTTATTTTTCTCCTGTGTTTGGTCTCCAACCAGAATTCCATCTTTCTTCGCGGTCTTCAACATACTCAATATAACATTTTAAACAACATTCATATTTTGCCATATATATATCGTCTTTCATCACAAATGAATAGATTTTACATATTGGGCACGTTCTATTACTTTCTCTATTAAGTAGTTTTTTAGAAACTAAAAAACCATCAACCTTAACCTTTTCATCTTGTGCCTGGTATTTTAGATCTTTTTCTTTAAGTTTGTCCACTTGCCTCAGATATTCTTTTTCTTTTTCAGGCGTCCAATCCGACTTAATACCCGCAACTGTCTCCTTGCCATATTTTTGAGAAATGGCCCGCTCTAGCTTGGCTATATAGTTCCAGTCTTTATCCATTTTTATCTTCCCAACTTTAACACAATACAATTTTTTTTTAAAAAATAAAAACCGCCCACCTACCCCAATGGAGTAGATGGACGGCCCAATAATAATTATTTATTTATTTTTTAGAAAGCTTGTTAACAATACCTTTCAAGTCTTCAATCTGAATTTGCTGAGATTTAATAGCCTCCACAAGAACCGACGTAAGACGACCGTAGTCAAGACCACCGGCAGTACCGTCATCTTTAAAAGAACAAACCTCTGGAACGACGTTGGCCATTTCATCAGCGATGAAACCAACCTCTTTCTTTCCAGAATCTTTCAAAGAGTAAGTAACTCCCTGCATCTTTTTAATAGTAGATAAGGCATTTGACATAGGTTTAATATCAGTCTTTAAACTTCTTTCTGAATACGTTATCCAAGAACGAGCTTTAGCATCTTTACCAGATGGCAGTGCTAAGAGAATATCCCCAGAAATTGCGCCGCTACCTAATGAAAGACTATCCGCAGCAGCGGTAGTAGCTGTGACTGCAGCTGCAGTTGCACCACCGATAACGACATTATCTGCCGTTCCGCCGTTGATATCAACTGTAGTCACTGTCCCAAGATCAGAACATGTAACGCCTGCAGCGTCCCAGTTAGAATCAATAGATAATGCAGCACCATCAGCCGAAATAGAATCAAGCGCAATGTCACCAACATTCGTGATGTTTCCATCAGAACAGTTTAAACTCGTGCCCACGATAGCAGCAAAAGTACCAGCAGCAGCGCTGTTAGCACCGATTACTGCTCCGTCAATTGAGCCACCATTAATGTCAACAGTTGTTACTGTACCGAGGTCAGCAACTGTTCTGCTAGCATTAGTCCAGTTTGAGCCAAATGAAGTAATGTGTACCGCATTAAACTTATTAGTAGAAGTACCAAGATCGTAAACAGCCGGGTACAGTGGATCAATATCACCGACCAAACCGATTCCTCCAACAGCTCCACTAACAATGAGTTTATTGCTGCCAGCTTCATCATATTTTAAACCAGCGTCCTTGTCAGTGCCAAGGTACAGAACCTTATCATCAACAAGGTAACTATCCCAAGAGAGAGTAACTCCCTGAGAAGCCGTGAGCGCAGCAGGAACAGTAACAGTATCTGCAACAGTTAAGCCAAGAGTCATGTCACCGTCAAAAGAAACGGCCTGCTCAAATGTAACAGCAGCACCTGCGAACCTAAGCTCGTCAGTTCCGTCTTCGTCATACTCGATAGTAGCATCTTGGCCATTACCAAACTGAATCTTTTTATCATCAGCAATGTAAACATCGCCCCATTCAGCAGTGGTTGAACCAAGAGTGGCTCCACCTGCAGCATCTGGTATAACTGAAGTATTGGCCGTCAAAGTTGTAACGGTAGCAGCCCGCGCAGTATCAGCGCCAAGAATACCATCAATATTCGTTCCAATTAAGTCAGTAGCAGTTATTGATGTAGCAGCAGAAACTGTGCCAAGGTCAGCAATAGTCCGACCAGCATTGGTCCAGTTAGCTCCCATCGCATCGATGTAGAGATTCGCGTATGAACGAGACGAATTGCCAATATCATAAGCACTGTCATACAGTGGATCAAGATCACCGACCAATCCAATTCCGCCGCCGACCGCGCCACTGATGATTAAAGCATTGGATGCATTCTCATCATATTTAATAGCAGCATCTTTGTCAGTTCCGAAGTATAATTCAGTATCATCAACAACGTAACTGGATGCAGTTAAATAGATTCCGTGGGAAGCAGTTAATGCTCCTTGGACCGTCACTGTATCTGCAACAGTTAAACCCAGTGTCATATTTCCATCAAAAGAAACAGCTTGTTCAAATGTAACAGCATTACCTGCAAAGCGAAGCTCATCAGTTCCATCTTCGTCGTATTCGATACTAACGTCTTTGCCTCCGCCGAAGTAAAGCTTCTTGTCATCTGCCACAAAGCTATCCTCAGAAAGTGAAATTCCCATAGAAGACGTAAACGCTCCATTAACGGTAACTGCTTGTGCAGACGTAAGTCCTAGTGTCATCTTTCC